GTGATCAACCCCACCCTCACGGGCGCTTCAGGCCGGATGCGGCTGACCCGCGCCCACAGGTCACGCGGCTTCGTGGCCGCCCCTGTCGTGCGGTAGCTGACCACCCACTGGCCAATCAGGTCAGACCGGCGCGTTTCCCCCACATGCAGGGCTGAAATCTGCAACTCCGCCTTGTCGGCCAGCATGTCCACCAGATCATTGATTTCAAAGTGGTGGACGTGCCCACGATGGATAACCGCGTTCCGGCCCATTAGGTCGGTGAATGGTCCGTGTGGCACCGTGAAGACGATCAGCCCACCGGGCGTCACGCACCGCTCGACGGCATCCAGCATGAGGTGCGCGTGCTGGAGGTGTTCCAAGATCTCGCCCAGGAAGGCGCCGTCATACACGCGGTCGCTGGTCAGCGTCGGCGTGTGGGTGTCGTAGTCGTAGATGGGGCCGCAGGTGACGGACACGCGGTCGGCCACGCCGATGCGTGCCGCCACGGCATTGGCCAATTCCACGTTGGCGGCGGAATAGTCGATGCCATCCACGCGCACGTCGGGATACGTGCGGGCCAGCTTCAGTGCCAGTGCCCCGTTGCCGCAGGCCACGTCCAGCACGCTGCCGCAGCCTTTGAACTGCTCGGCCACCACCTCAAAGCGGGTTTCGCCGTCGCCTTCCGCAATGGGGTCCGGCAGCGCATTGGCGCCGTAGTGGTCCGCCGTCTGATCCTTGCCATCGATGACACGCTTGCAGAAGTCCGCAGCGGCGTAATCCGCCACCATGCCAGACTCGATCAGGGCTAGTGCCGCGCAGTGGTCGTCCTCATGCAGCAGACGCCGCAGCACACCCGCAGGATTGGCCTGAAACCGCTCGGCGAACGCCTCGACCACCATGCGTTCCCAATGTTCCGCGACGGCGGCATGGGTGTAGGACGCCACATGGGTCAGGCCGGACAGGATGCGTGACTCGGTGTCACCCTGTTTGCGGGCGAATGGCCCCAGCAACTGCGCCACCGCCTCGACGCTCTGCGCCTGATACTCGGAGCTGTAGGCGTCCCCGTCGATGCAGATGGAGTACGGGGCCGTCTCGGGCAGGGCGCCCTTGTAGCTGCACACCAGCGGCGTGCCGCACGCCTGCGCCTCAATGGCGGCGATGCAGGACGTTTCGGCAAAGTGCTGAATGCCGGGATACCACATGACCGACGCCGACGCGATGGCGTGATACAGCTCTTTCTTACCCAGGCTGCCCAGCCACTCGATGCCGCCCACGTCCGCATTCAGCCGCGCCACCTGCTCGTCGAAGGCTTCACACACGGCCTTGACGGCCGTGCCCTCGCCGTCATACATCGACTGGTAGCGGCACAGCCCCAGCGTGGCCTGCGGCACACGGGCCTTCAGGGCGGGCCACATCTCCAGCAGCGGCCCCAGCCCACGCTCGGGGCGGCTGATGTGGATGACGCGGTAGGGATCGCGAATAGGCCACTCGGGCGGCGGCGGCAGATCAGCAGGGTCGTAGCTGTTGCGCGTCACCCAGCCCAGCTTGGATGCCTCGGGCAGCACGCCTTCCCACTGGGCGCGGTGGTATGCGCTGACATACGCCACGCGGTCCACTTGCCACAGCAGGGACATGACGTGCGCGGGCATCTGCTCGGCCGCGCCGCTGTGTTGCAGCAGATCCTGATTCCACAGGATGCGGTAGCGGGCCGCAATGGGGTCGGTGAAGAACTGCGGCATCCGCAGCCCGACGCAGACATCCCACGTCCAGTGGAGGTAATCGTTGCGGAAGCTGTCGAGCGGGTGCCACTTCAGCCCGTGCGCGTCCAGCTGCGCGTGGGCTTCCAGCTTGTCGGCGAACACATGCACGTCATGGCCACGCGCCACCAGTGCCCGTGCCAGCCCCAGGCAGGCCGACTCGGAGCCGCCCAGCGAGGCCTCGCCGTCAATCACGGCCTGCGTGAACGGCACCGACTGCACCAAGAAGGCCCAGCGCAACGTCATACGCGGTCCTTCCGGCGCTGCCCGCCCACCAGCAGCGGCAGTTCCCCAGCCTTGTAGGCGGCCAGTTCGTCCAGCATCGGCTGCACGGTTCCCGTCAGATACGCCTGCCAGCGGCGGAACACATCTGACCGGATGTCCGGCGGGCTGCGCACCCTGCTGATTTCATCAACTACGGGGTCCATGACCTTCCCCGCCTGAAAGGTGCGGGGTGGCCCGTGGTAGCAACCGCGAGGGGAGGTCGGGGCTACCACGGGCCGTTCCGCATCTGCTCGGCCATCACAGCGCGAGCAGTCTTGGTGCCTACGCTCAGACGCGCAGGCGGGCCATCGCATCCGGGTGATGCACCTCGACGGTGTATTCCCCAGCCACGAAGCCCTTCACGTTGTCGCCCGTCTTCGACGTCTCGACGTACGAGAAGTTGCGGCCGTTGAGCGGTACGACCTTGACGCGCTGACGCGACACCACGAGCAGTTCCGTCGCCGGAAGCGCCCGCGAGAGGAACACGGACATCGCGCCGAACGGGCCTTCGTAGCGCCGAATCACGCGCTTGTAGGCTTCGCTCTGGTTGCTGTCCTGTACCTTGGTGTCGTTCAGGTTGCTGATGTCGCGGAACCACGTGCGGCCCGCGAGAATCGCCCACTCCTCGGTCGTGGCCGCACCGTTCACAAAGGCCTGTTCCATCACGTTGCCGATGTAGAGGTGCGGATTGGCCGCAAACGAGGTGGCCGTGATCGTCGAGTTGATCGCGGTCAGCTGCCCACGAATGCCCTGCATCGTGCGGGTAGCCGACGTGGTGCCCAACGAGTTGGTCGCGTTCAGCACGCCACGGATGATTTCCGTTTCCAGGCGGAACGGAATCTCCGTGAAGATCTTGGCGCGGGCGTTGGCGTAGCTGTCGCCGCTCAGCGTGTTCAGCGCCAGCTGCGTGCCCGACGCGCTGATGGGGATATTGAAGTAGCCCACCGTATTGGCGCGCCGCAAACCCAACCGCGCCGAGTGCGACCCGTCGTGGTCCTGGCCTTCAATGCCAGCCGGCGCACGCACGAAGAACTGGCCACCCGCGACGAGCGAGCCCGTGGCCGCGCCGTCGTAGTTGCGGGTCACGCCGATGGTGTTGGGGCCGAGAATCGTGCTGACCTGCATGATCTCAGGCGCAGCCGATTCGTTCTCGAGCAGCGTGCCGACCGTCAGCGCGGTGCCGAGGCCGTTGACCTGGAAGTAGGTCGCCGCCGTCGCCGACGCCACCGCCGTTGAGGCGATGATGTAGTTGGGCCGCAGGTAGTCCTGCACAAACTCGTGTTTGGTGGACGTAGCGAACACCGACGCATCGCCCAGCCAATCGAGCAGGGGCGCTTCCACTGGCGTCAGGGTCGCCATCAGGGTGGAGATGTCCTCGCCCACCAGATTGGGCGTGAACAGGGCATTGCTTGACAAACCACTAAACGCCATTGGCGTTGCTCCTCTACTTCCCCTCTAGCCGTCAGCCACGCTGACGGATTTGGTTGGCCAGGTCTTGCACCCGCAGGATGTCCGCAGGGTTGCGTGAACCAGCCGCAACTCGTGCTTTGACTGCTTCAAGTTCAGCAGCCAGCCCGTCCGGGATGACCCCGCTAAGTGATTGCCCACCACGCGCCCCACCGCCCGCCACAGGGGCGCTCCGGTGGTGCGGATGCGAATCCAGATACGCCTTGACCAGCGCTGGCACGGTCAGCTCAGATGGCTTGCCGTCGTCGCCCAGCACACGGGGCGTCAACGTCTCGTCATCCAGCACCACGCGCAGCGACAGCAGCGTTTCCAGTTCCGCCAACGACTCCTTGCGTGCCCCGTGTTCCACCGCTGCGGCACGGATGTCCGCTTTAGTGCTGTCCTTCAGGCGAGCCGTGCGCCGCTCCAGTTCAGACTGAAGCTTCTGCTTCTCGGCGTCGTAGGCGTCCTGCCGCATCTGCAAGGCTTTGTCGTACTCACCCTTGCGGATGGCTTCCGCCTGCTCGTATTCCGACAGCTTGGCGCGGGCCTGCCGCAGTTCTTCAGCTTCGACCGGGGACGGCTCAGACTTCGCTTGCTGGCGTGCTTGCTTGACCTGACTGTTGATGAAACGCTGCATCCGCTCCGGCAACTCGCCAATCGTCCCGTCTGGATTCAACGGAATGGTCAGCACTGTCGGTGCGGCGTCGGGCGTGACAGTAGGCGTCGGCGTTGGTTCACTCATTGGGTTGATCCCTGCGCGGCACTTTCAATCGCCCGCCGCAATAGGCTGACTGGGTTTACACGCCACCCAGCTAGGCTGCCCCTCAGGCTTGTCTAGCAATCCGCCTGTCCAGCACCTGCTGTAGCCGCTCGGCTACCACGGTCTGGTCCTCAGCGGACAGATCGAAAAAGTCACGCACCACGCGGCGGCGACCAGCGCCTAGCACGGCGTGATACATGGCTTTCTGTTCCGGCGACACACCCCGGCTGCGCTGAATGAACGTGCGCGGCGGTGTCTTGGCTGTCTTCGCCATTACCGGATGAATCCAATCGTGACCTTGCGATCCGTGGCCTCGATGACTTGCATGGCGTTCAGCATCTCGCCTGACACTTGCAAGTCCACGCGACTGGTGCCCACGGCCTGCGACTTCTGCTTGGCATAGCCGCTGCTGTAGCCACGGAACGACTGCCCCTGTGCATCCTGGCCACGCAGCGTGCGGTCCTTGATGCGCTCGATCAGCAGATCGCCCACGTCGCGCATGTCGGCCGCTGTGACCAACTGAATGTCACGCAGCCGCGTGAAGTTCTTGCGCACGACGACGCCCATTTAGGCTGCCCTCGCGCGCGTCTTGGGCCGCACGTCTTTCAGCGCATCCGCCACCACGGGCGCACGCTCCTCGGTGCCTGCCAGATCCTGCAACTCGCTGAACGTGCTGACGCGCATCCAGATGTGGCGGCAGTTGTAGCCGCCGCCTGTCCTGAACACGTCCGGCAGCTGCCCGTTGTCCAGCGCCTCAATCTCAGGGCGGCTGTAGACACGGCCAATGTGCTTCGCGCAGAACGGCCGCATCACGGCATCGACTGGCCCCATATAGGCGAACACGTCACCGGGGTCAGCCGCCTGTGCCTGCACCTCACGGCCGAACACGGCGGTGGAGGTGTCATACAGCGTGCGGGCCTCGGTGATCTCGATGTCCAGCGCATCCGCCAAGTCTTCGACGATGGCGGTGACCGGCTGCTGCGCATACAACCCACGCACCAGCGTGCGCCACAGGCTGATGCCGATTTCGTCACCCTTCAGCAGCAGTTCGCCTAGCCGCAGCGTGCGCAGGACTTCAAGCTGCTGCGGCAGCGCCTTGGTGGTGAACGGCACCACAGCGCGGCCCACGCGTGTATTGCTGCTCAGGGCGTCTACGGCCGCATCCAGCGACCGCTGCGTCATGCGGGTGACCACATCGTCGTAGCCCGCCTCGGTCAGCAGCTTGCGCAACTCCGCCCGTAGCTGCCCAGCCCTGACGGCCAGTGCCGTGGCTGTGCGGCTACCGGACTTGGCCTCTGCCACCAGCCGCACCAGCG